GTGGGAGATCAAGCCGGCGGGCGGGAACCTGGTTCGTCAGGGCGTGGAGGTGGACCGGTTCTACCGTCCGGTCGCCTACTGGATTCGCACGTGGCACCCGGGCGAGGTGATGCTGCCGATGGGTGCGCGCGACGAGCTGCTGCGCGTGCCGGCCGATCAGATCATTCACCTGAAGATCACCGAGCGGTGGCCGCAGGTGCGCGGGATTCCGTGGATGCACGCGGCCATTGCCCGCCTGCACCAGTTGGGCGAGTTCCAGGATGCAGCCGTGATCGCAGCGCGGGTCGGCGCCGAGAAGGTCATGGTGCTGAAGGAAACCGAGGACGGCAGGCTGGCCGACTCGCTCGGCACCGCCAACAACGACGGCACGCTGACGTGGGGCTCCGCGAAGGGTCAGGTCGACATCCTGCCCAGCGGCACGGACGTGGCCGACTGGACCCCGAACTACCCCGACACCAACTACGGCCCGTTCGTCACCGCGGCGCTGCGCGACGTGGCCGCGGCCTTCGGCGTCAGTTATGAGTCGCTGAGCCGGGACTACTCGACCAGCAACTACAGTTCCTCGCGCCTGGCGCTGCTTGATGACCGCGACGGCTGGAAGGTGCTTCAGCAGTGGTACATCCGCGCCGTTCGTGAGCGGCTTTACCCGATCTGGCTGCAGTCGGCGCTGATGGCCCGCGCGATCCCCGGCGTCAGCATTGAGGACTACCTGCTCAACCGCACGAAGTTCGAGGCGGTCAAGTGGAAGCCGCGCGGCTGGTCGTGGGTCGATCCGACGAAAGAGGTCACCGCCTACAAGGAAGCCGAGAAGGCCGGGTACATCACGAAGGCCGACATCATCGCCGCCACCAGCAGCAACGATATCGAGGACGTGCTGCGCGAGCGCCGCCGCGAGCTGGACATGCTGGACGAGATGGACCTGCACACGGACACCACGGACGGGCTGGAGCCGCCTGAACCGGCAGAGCCTCCCGCACCCGCGGCGCCAGAGCCCGACGACACGGACGACGAGCAGCCGGCCCGCATTCTTTCGTTCAAGAGGGATTACGAATGAGCGACATGCAACTTCCGCGGCTGGCGCGGGACTTCAACGCGGCTGGCATCACGGCAACCCGCGCCGACGACGGTCGCGTCACGCTGGAGTTCCCTGCCAGTTCCGATATTGAGGTCGAGCGATGGTGGGGAACCGAGGTGCTATCGCACGACAAGGAATCGGTGCGAATGGAGCGCATCGACGGCAAGGCAGCCCCGCTGTTGTTTAACCACAACTGGGACGACCCCGTCGGCATGATCGACTCTGGCACGCTGAAGGACGGCCGGCTTTACGTCACTGCGAATCTCTTCGACACGGCGCGTGCGAAGGAGGTGCAGGCCATGATTGATGGCGGTTTGAGGAATGTCTCAATCGGCTACGAGATCCACACGATGGAAGAGGAGCCGAAGAAACAGCGATTCACCGCAACGAGCTGGACGCCGCTGGAAGTGTCCATCGTCACGATTCCCGCAGATCCGAGCGTCGGCATTGGCCGATCTGCTGAAGAGAGCACTAAACCTGTGCGCATTACCCGCGCCATTTGTGAGCCTGGAGGCCATATGACCATTGAAGAAAACGCCGCGGTTGGAAATGCCGCAGACCCCACCGCAACCGTTACGCCGAATGGCACCGCCGCGCAGCAGGCCAGCCCGCTGCAAATCGAGACCAGCCGCCGCAACGCGATCATCAACCTGGCGAAAGCCCAAAACCTCGACGAGCGCATGACCAATCACTGGATCTCGACGGGCGCAAGCTTGGAACAGGTCAGCGAGGACGTGCTGGCAGTCGTGAAGGAGCGCAGCAAGGCCGCATCCAGCCCGGCGCATCTCGGCATGGCGCCGAAGGAAGTCGAGCAGTACAGCGTGGTGCGTGCTGTCCGCGCCGCACTGTCGAAGGACTGGAGCAAGGCCGGCCTCGAACTGGAAGCGCACAAGGCGATTATGGGTCGCTCGGGCGCGCAGCCGCGCAACGGCAAATCGTTCTTCGTCCCGATGGACGTGCAGGTACGTCAGGCCGGCCGCCGCGACATGACCGTCGCAGGCGTGAGCGGTTCGCAGTACCTGGTGAGCACGGACAACCTGAGCAGCTCGTTCATCGACCTGCTGCGCAACGACTCGGTCGTTCTCGGTCTCGGCGCCACCCGCCTGACCGGCCTCACCGGCAACATCACCATTCCGCGCATGACCGCAGGCGGCACGGCGTACTGGCTGGGCGATGAGAACACCGCGATCACGGAATCGCAGGCCACGCTCGGACAGGTCAGCCTGACCCCGAAGAACGTCGCGGCGCTGACCGAGGTCACGCACCAGCTCATCCAGCAGTCCGACCCGTCGGTCGAGCAGATGGTGATGAACGACCTGGCGCAAGTCCTGGCACTCGCCGTCGACGTGGCGTGTCTGCGCGGTTCGGGTGGTTCGGGCCAGCCGCAGGGCATCGTCGGTACGTCGGGTGTCGGTTCCTTCGACACCGATGCGACCGATCCCTACGGCGACGTGCTGAACGCGCAGGCTGACGTGGGTGCGGCCAACGCACTGCGTCCCGGTTGCGCCTACGTGGCAGACCTGGCCTCGGCGGTGCTGCTGTCGGGCCGCTCGCGCTTTGCCAACACCGATACCCCGGTGTGGAACGGCAACCTGCTCGACGCCACGATGGCCGGCTTCCCGGCGAAGGCGACGAACCAGATGGGCGCCAACACCATGCTGTTCGGATGGTGGCCGTCGATCATCGTCGCCGAGTGGGGCATGTTGGAGCTGGCGGTTAACCCGTTCAGCGACTTCACCCGCGGCCTGTCGCAGATCCGCGCCTGGTACACGATGGACACCGCCATGCGCTACCCGGCAGCGTTCAGCTACGACAGCACGGTGGCTTGATATGTGGGTCAAGATCAAGCGTAACGTCTACGTTGGCAGCGAGGTGAAATCCGCTGGCAGCGAGCTTGATCTGGATCGCGATGTGGCGAAATTGCTGATCGGGGCGGGGAAGGCGGAAGCCATCCCCGAGCCCGCGCCGGCACCCGTCGTCGCGAAGCCAGCCAAACCGAAACCCGCGCCGGCAGAGCCCGCGCCGATCTCCGAGGAGAATTGATCATGGCAATGAATTCAGATGTCGCCAAATCGCTGACCACGACGGCGATGCTGTCGTCGGTGAGCTGCGCCAACACCGCCGCCGCCACGCAGGGCACCGGCACGGACATCAGCGCCTATGAGGGCACGCTGGTGTTCATCGAGAACGTGGGGACGATCACCGGCACGCTGGCCGGCAAGATCATCACCAGCGCGTCCTCAAACCTGTCCAGCCCGACCGATGTGGGCACCTTCACTGCCCGCACCACGTCGAACGACAACGAGTGCAAGACGCTCGAAGTCAACTGCTCGGCGCTGCAGCAGTACGTCGGGTATGTCGGCACCATCGTGACGGGGCCGGCTCTGATCGGCGTTTCTGTTACGGGCTCGCTGAAGTACGTCTGATGGACTGGTCGAGCATCACCGCCAGCATCCTCGGGGCGCACGGTGATGCCGCGACCTATGGCTATGGCTCGGGCGGCTCGAGCGCGATCACGGTGGTCATCTCCGAGGGCGTCGATGTCATCGACGAATCGGGGCAGATCATCGACCGCGTGAAGGCCGCCACGATCCAGAAGTCCCTGCTGAGCTACACACCCCGGCAGGGCGATTACATCACCGTCGGGACGACCCGCTACGACGTGCAGCGACTCCTGTCCGATGACGGGTATGCGGTGCAGGTATCGGTGACGACCTGATGGACGTCACGCTCACGAACATCGACGCGCTGCGCAAGGCGTTCGATCCCAAGCTCGTCAAGACGGCGCTGGACCGCGCCATCCGCACCGCTGCGGATCGGGTGCGCACGCAGATCAGCCGCGACGTTCGGGAGCGGTACAACATCAAGGCCGGCGACATCGGCAAGGCCGTGACGCTGCGCGCGGTCAACAGTGACGGCGTGCTGCAGCGGTTGCTGGTCTATACGGGTGGCAGGATCTCGCTCGCACGGTTCGGCGCGCGGCCGCGCGTGGTGCGCGGGGGCCGGCGCAAGTACAAGGGCGTCACCGTCCAGGTGCTGAAGTCCGAAGCGCGGCAGATGGTCAAGGGCGGATTCCTGGCGAAAGGCCGCAACGCCAAGGAAGACACACCGCAGCAGATCTTCCAGCGCACGGGCGATTCCCGCTTGCCGATCCGCAAGCTGACCGGCCCGGCCATCCCGACGATGGTCGCGAACAATGCCATTCTCGCGAAGGTCAACGACACCGCGGGCGATGCGCTGCAAAAGGAATTCACGCGCCAGATGGGCCTGCTCATGGATAAGACGGGGGCGCTGTGATCGACGCACTGATCGACCATCTGCGCCAGAACGCGCCGAGCTTCGTGACCGTCACGCACGCGCTCAGCATGGAGCCGATCGACGACCTGACCGAAGAATCCCCGGCGGCGTACCTGTACCTGGGCGGGGAGTCGGCCAGCCTGTCCGATGGCGACGGCTACATCGCGCAGGAAGTGACCCGCACGATCGCCTGCTTCGTCGTGGGCCGGCATGACCGGATGATGGACCTGCGCAGCGAACTGCGCGCCCTCATCCTCAATTACCAGGCCGACACCTACCACACGCCCTGCGAGTTCGTCGGCGGCGAGACCGCCACGATCAAGGGCGAGTACCAGTGGTGGCAGGACACGTACATCACCCGCACGCACTACCGCCAGACCTGACCGGCATCGCCGGATTTTGAACCTGTAACGAAGGAGACCGACGATGGCCATGTATTTCCGCAACAAGGTGCTGCTCGCCAAGCTCGAGGTGACGTATGGCACCGATCCCGTGCCGACGGG